TAAGATTTGATAATACTACAAATACATACGATGCTGCGTCTGGAAACGAACAAGACTTCAGACCAACATTTGATAATGATGTAACAACCATTGACGCAACAGAATTGGGTGGTTTTGATACTGCACTGCCAGGCACAAGAAATGTCAACCTGTTTAGTGAACAAGATAATGATACCTTTGATTCTGTAACAAATACTACATTTGATGAGTCTGAATCTGGAATTACAAGACTTGGTTTCAGTGTATTAGACCAGTATTTTGATAATGATTCAACAACTTTTGACAAGGGGACATAAAGTCCTTATAAATAACTGAGTAAACAATTGATAATTACTAGGAGAACCTAACATGGCATATCAATCAATCGGGCGTGGTGCTTCTGCGAATGACGGCACAGGGGACGACCTTCGCACAGGTGCAGGCAAAGTCAACGCCAACTTCGTAGAACTTTACACTCTTTTGGGTGACGGTTCTACCTTAACTTCTGATACAGTGACACTAAACACTGCAACTCAGACACTAACAAATAAAACCGTTACTGGAACTTTCACAGGTAATATTACTGGTGATGTAACAGGTAACGTAACAGGTAACGTAACAGGTAACGTAACAGGTAACGTAACAGGTAATGCAGACACCGCCACTGCTCTTGCAACTGCAAGAACAATCGCTGGACAATCATTCGATGGAACTGCAAACATCACAATCGCAACCGCAGACTTGTCTGATGCAGACCAAGCTGTTGCAACTACAGACAGTCCTACTTTCGTTCAAGTAACTGCTAACTTGGTTGGTAATGTTAGTGGTAACGTAACAGGTAACGTAACAGGTAATGCTGATACTGCCACTGCTCTTGCGGCCGCAGTAACTATTGCTGGACAATCTTTTGACGGAACCACAAGTATTTCAATTCAAGCTTCTGACTTATCTGATGTGAACCAAGCACTATCAACTACAGACAACGTAACATTTAATACTATTACTGGTGCTCTTACTGGTGCTGTAACTGGTGACCTAACTGGAGATGTTCTTGCTGCTAATGGAACTTCGGTTCTAGATAGTGGAACAGATGGAACAGATGCAACATTTACTGGCGATGTAACAGGTAACGTTACTGGTAGTGTTGACGGACAAGTTATTCTTTCTGAAGGCTCTCAAACTGGTGATGGTTCTACAACCATCGTTATTAATCCAACAGTTGGTATTTCTCTTTTGACCTCAAGTGCAACTGGTGACGCAGCAACTCTTGCAGATGGAACCACAGTTGGCCAAACTATCACAGTCCTATTAGAATCTGATGGTGGTGGTGATGTAACTGTTACTCCAACTACTTTCTTGAACGGTTCTACTATTGCATTTGCTGATGCGGGCGATTCTGCAACTATGGTATGGACAGGAGCTAACGGTTGGGCCGTGATTGGTTCACAAGGTTCGCCAACAATCGCATAATAGGAGAAATGATTCATGGCAATTGATACCATAAAAGCAAGTGCGATTCTAGACGGTGCAGTAGATACCGCTGATATTGCCGATGATGCAGTAACTTCTGCAAAACTAGATACGAACATTGATATTGCTGGAACACTAGATGTTACTTCAACATTAACTGCTGATGATAATGTATTTGTGGGACACACTAGTCAGTATTCACCGATACAAAATGGTGGTTCTGGGATAACACTTAATACTAATGGTCAATTATTTGCTGGTGGACAATATCCATCATATTTTAATCGTGAAGATAGCGATGGCGATAATTTAGTATTTCGCAAAGATGGTGTAGCTTTAGGTAGTATTGGTAATACTAATGGAAGTGCGCCAGGCGATTTATATATTTGTAGTAATACCGCTTCTCATTGTGGAATAAGTTTTTCTGGTAATAGATATGTTCCAACAGATAATACTGGGTCATATTCAGATAATGCCGTTGATATAGGAGAGTCGTCTACACGATTCAAAGACCTCTACCTCTCTGGTGGTGCATACCTCGGAGGCACTGGTTCTGCCAATTATCTAGACGATTTTGAAGAGGGAGAGTGGAGTCCAGTTATTGTTGGTTCAACATCGGGAACTGCAACTGGTTCTAGTGGTGCTGGTTCTGGCGGTTCATATATTAAAATTAAAAATCATGTTTGGTTGCAATTTTATTTTGCGAACCCAAGTATCTCTGGAACACTAAGTGGTGATTTATATTTAAATCTACCATTTACAAATGCAAATAATGACCAATATGATAATGGTAGTGGCGGTGAAATTATGACTCATAGATATTTTCGTTCTGGAGCAACAACATATAAGATTACAATGAGAATTGTCAGAGGGGAAGATAAGGCGAGATTTAGAGTTCAAAGATTTGGTGTTGATACAGAAGATTATCCACTAAACCAATCAACTGCAAATCTGATTACATCTACGCTCATATGGGGACAACTAAAAATGCGTGTTGCATCCTAGTGCAACCACCTAAATATCATTGGAAAAGGAATAATGGAAAACTAAAATGGCAGCGATTATTACAGAAAAGTTCAGACGCCACAATGCGATTCAATTTCATGAATCGTTTTCAGAAGCTTCTGCGACTACATATTATCTATTCATAGGTAAGAGTTCACCTTTTACCTCAACTACATCTGGTGGTGATGACAACGTTCCCCCTGTTCCTGCTGATGACATCAACAGTGAATCAGTGAACTGGCGTTCAATGTTGGGTGCTAAACTCATCTCTGCTTCAGATATTTCATTTGTTATCCCTCGCAGAGATTGGACAAACAACACACTTTATGACATGTATGAACATGACATTTCCACATCAAACCCAGCATCTTCTGGTGCAACTAATTTGTGGGATGCAACCTTTTACTTTATGACTTCTGAATACAGAGTTTATAAAGTTCTTGACAACAATAATGGTGCAGTTTATTCTGGTGCAGAACCAGCAACTGAAGTTACAACACCATTTGAGTTGGGTGGTTACACTATGCAATACATGTATAAACTTACCACTACTCAAATTCAGAAATTCTTAACCTCTGACTTCCTTCCAGTAACTACAGACTCCGCCGTTTCATCTGCTGCCGTAGATGGTGGACTTGATATTCTTCGTGTTACTGGTGGTTCGGGTTATACAGACGGAACTTACTATGCACCAATTGATGGTGATGGTTCAAATGGTATTGCAAAGATTGTTGTATCTGGTGGTGCAATTGCAGCACAGGGTGCTTCTGGTAGTAACATCTACCAAGAAGGTTCTGGTTATACATTCGCAACCATTGACCTAACTGACTTGTATAGTGACACTGCTCTAACCTCTTCTGCATCTATCGGTGCTGGAACTGGTGGTGCTGTTCAACTAATCATATCTCCTAGAGGTGGTAACGGATACGATGCTGTATACGAACTTGGTGGACACTATGTTATGATGAACACTAAACTTGAACAGAATGAGGGTGATGATATCACTATTGCAAACGACTTTAGAACAGTCGGTATTGTTAAAGACCCATTCAACTTTGGAACATCCACTGTTGCTTCTGCTTCAACTCGTAGACAGACTTATGCAATTAAGTTTGCTTCTGCACCTACATTCTCATATGAGATTGATGAAGAAATTGAACAGTCAACTACTGGTGCAATTGGTAGAGTGGTAGAGTGGGATGCAGATAATAACATTCTATACTACCTACAAGAAGAGTGGGACAATTATGGTGTAGATGCAAACGGTAATCTCATTGCATTCAGTGGTGCAAACGCAATCACTGGACAGTCATCTAATGCTGTTGGAACTCCATCGACTACTGTATCTGAAACGGTAGTTCTTACTGGGGGAACAAACTTAATATTCACATCTGGATATGCAAATCCAGAACTACAACCAAATACTGGTGACATAATTTATGTTGAAAACAGACGCCCGATTTCTCGTGCATCTGACCAAACTGAAGATATTAAAATCGTAGTGGAATTCTAAAACATGGAAAAGACAAACCTCAATGTCACTCCTTACTATGACGATTTTGCCGAGGATAAAAACTTTCACAGAGTTTTGTTTCGTCCAGGCTTTTCCGTCCAAGCAAGGGAACTGACCCAACTCCAAACAATTCTACAGAATCAAGTAGAAAGATTCGGACGCCATGTGTTCAAAGAAGGAACAGTGGTAATCCCAGGCGCAACTGGTTATACTGATGAGTATTATGCAGTTAAGTTGCAATCTCAAATTTCTGGTTCTGACATCACTCCACAAATCCAAGATTATGTTGGAAAGAGAATTACTGGAACAACTTCGGGTGTGGTGGCGGAGGTTATTCAAGCAGTTCCTTCGACAACTGAAGACCCTATTACACTTTACGTTAAGTATATCAAAACTGGTTCTGACAATGTTACCTTAACATTTCAAAACGGTGAAAACATTTCTGCAAACGGTATCGTTGGTTCGTTTGCTCCAAACATTGATTCTGCAACTCTCCAAGCAACAAATGCTACTGCAACTGGTTCGTCTGCAAATATTCAAGAGGGTGTCTACTTTGTTCGTGGACACTTTGTTCGTGTTGCAGAACAGAGATTGATTCTTGACAAATATACTGACCGTCCTTCTTATCGTATTGGTTTAACAATTACTGAATCCCTAGAAACTCCAGAAGAAGATACTTCTCTTTTGGATAATGCACAAGGTTCAACTAACCAAAACGCAAAGGGTGCTCACAGATTAAAGATTGACCTTACTCTTGCAAAACTAGCACTTGACTCTGAACTTGATGAAAACTTTATTGAGTTGATGAGAGTCAACAACGGTGTTCTAGAAGAGAAAGCAAGAAACACAGAATACTCAGTTTTAGGAGAAACACTTGCTCGTAGAACTTATGATGAGTCTGGTGACTACACAGTTCGTGACTTTGACCTAGACTTGAAAGAAACTTTAGATGATGGTTTGAATGACGGTATCTATGAACTTAACACACT